AATGTCATTGACGGACATATCAGTATCATCATACCATAGCTTGTGAAAGATGTTACGAGGATTCTCAACAAACTCTAACTCTCGTGTTTCAGTGTCTAGGATATGAAAACCACGAGGGTCATTGTAGTCGCTCCACGTCATTTGATATGGAGAGCCTAGATACGAGATATTACCGTGGGTAGACTTATGATGAAAATGACCAGACAGTACCATATCAAACTTACTAAAAATATCTTTACTAAGTCCGTGATGGTTAATTGCACCTCGATACATTTCAAATCCTTGTATCTCAAAATGTCCCATAAGAATCTGAGCATCTGTTTTCTCAATCGCTTCCATTGTTACTTCATAGTTCTCATCGCAAATCCAAGGCACAAGAAGCACCTTCAACCCATCATAGTCTTTCTCTACAGGCTTCTCCCAATAAATATTCAAATGATTTTCGTTGTCAAAAAGTTCAACCATAGTATTGACGCTATTTGTATTTTTATAAAAAGTTGTATGATTTCCCACAATACAATTCATCGTCATTTCATATTCGGCGATTTTATTATAGAAAGATTTCTTTGCTTCTTGTAAGGTTACAAAATTTACATATTTCCTTCTATCAAAAGAATCTCCCAAATCGATGATTTGCGTAATACCTCTATTACGCAGGGTTGGAAAGAAAATGTTTTCATAAAAAGATTTTTGATGGTCCAGAAGAGTTTTATTGTCATTCCGGACACCCCAATGTTGGTCTGTTATAATCGCAATCTTCATACTTCTTCCTCATCTTCGTCATCATAAAACAATTCAATACCGCTCTTTTTCTTTACTTTAAGCACCTTCTTCTTCTCTAGATTCTTCTCATATTCAGTTACAAAATCGTTCATATACTCAGTGGCGTATGAACTCTGGCTGTTAGACAAATCTGTACCAGAAGCATCGTCATACAATTCACCCATCACTGCCATAGACGTATACATCTTCTGCTTTGTATACAGCAACGTCTTCTCCTTTGTAATTCTACGAAGGAACGCATAGTAGATGATTTGAGTGAAATATGCAAAGGGATTTGCTGACTTTGCTGGGTCAAAGTTATTGAGCGCTCTAATAGCATTCTCAATTCCATCAGCAACCATCTCTTCACGGAATGGGTAGTTGATGAAGTTAGGTTTGTATGAGAGTCTCGTTGAGATATCCATCATACAGCGCCCAATATAGTCAGGAATGATTGGACGTTCTTCTCCAGATTCTTCAGCATCGATACGAGATTGGCGATACTTCACCATCTCTTCGAAGAACTTCTTGTTGTCGATGTACTGATTCTTGCTTTTAGCCATTTTTTGTGTCCACTTAAATTCAATCTATAAACATAATATATACGAAAACGATATGAATGTCAACCTAAAATAAATAATAAAAATGTCAAAAAAGTATTTACTTTTCTTTCAAATGCTGTATAATAGCATTTATGCTCCAATGAAACACTAGATTAGTTATAATCGTTTCTATTTGGTGGTACCATGTGATTGAAGAAATCATCAATATTTGAATCTTCTTCTTTCATGCTGCTCTGGTAAGACTCAAGAGCAGCAGCATTTACCTTCTTTGCTTCATACATATATGTATGATAGTAGTATTCAGCAAGGTCATTCGCTTTACCCAAATCAGAAAGAATGTTTGACTTAAGTAGATATGTAACATTATCTTCAGTTAGGCTCATCCAATGCTTTAGAAGAATACCACTAGATGGATTGAAAAGAACTGTACAGGGGTCTTCAACAATGTATCCCATTTCGTTCTCATCTCTTATCCATGCGAAGATATCTTCACCACTTATTAACTTGAAAACGTGTAGCATGGTTATCCCTTTATATCTACGTTATATAGCTTTAGATTGAAACCCTCTTTTGAATATGTATCTACTCTCTCCATGAAGTGTTTCAGTGCAAAGTTTCTTTTCTTTTTATGTGAGAGGTCATCTACAATATCGTATAAGGTGGCTTTCTCTTTGCTCTCATGCGTTCTAAGTCCTCTGCCGATAGATTGAAGATTACGAATCCTAGACTTTGAAGGAGACGCAAAAACAATATTATGCAGATTGCGTATATTGATACCAGTAGAATAAGTACCATAACTGGCAAGGATAATAGTATCGCTAGACTCTTCAACAAGCCTTCTAATATTCTCTCTCTCATTTGAATCGACTCCACCGTATACGAAATGTACTTCTCTATCATCTGACTGAAGCATTGGATGTAACAACTTGCCATGCTTCTCAACGAACTGAAAGAGTATCAAAGTATTACCCTTGAGACTCCATGCAAGATTGCGAATGAACTTATTTCGTGCTTCACTCGTAACGATAAAATCAATCTCTTCTTGATATGTCTTGTTACGCATTAGCTTTCTTGTGGCTTCAGGATACTCTAGCACAACACCCTTAATTTCAAGGTCTGCTAGAATATTCTGGTCCATCAATTCTGATGTGCTGACAATTTGCTTTACTGTTCCGAACAGACCTTCTAGCACTAATTTATGTGTCTGCGTTCCATCAAGTGTGCCGGTAAATCCATAGCGATATCTGCAATCATCCATTTTTGATAATATCGTAGTTAGAGACTTTGCTTTAAACAAATGTGCTTCATCACCAATCACAACATCATATGACTGAAACCAAGGCTTCTTTAGTTTGTATATTGACTGCCATGTTGTGATCACGATACTACTATCTATATCTTTCTCAGCACCAGCCATAATCTTATGAATGTCCATTGGCTTATTGTTATTGTATTCAACGAAGTCTGAAGCCATTTGATGAACGAGTGATGTGGTAGGTACAATGATGAGAATTCTTCTACTTTGAGACTGATGCCAGCGAGTAAGAAGATAAATGATAAAAGATTTGCCACTACCAGTTGGCGATAAAAGCAACTTACGCTCTGAGTTGAGACATTCTATAAAGGCTTCGTTTTGATAATCTCTTAGTTCGTATGGTGACTTGAGTAGGTCTGCTAAAGCATATCCAGATTCTTCACCATATTTAGATATTGGTTTCCAATCTTGGGATACAATACATTCGTAGCTTCTATCATTACAGAACGATACTACATAGGGCAATAAGCCAGCGTAGAGTAGTCTTGTCATATTGTTAAGCAAACGTATCTTGCCGTCCCACATTTTATTGCGATATGCAGGAGAGAATTTTGCGCCTGGAACATCAAACTCAAAATATTGAGACATTTCCATAATGATAGATGCTTCGGCGTTTATACGAAGATGTACTTCATTGTGCTTTTCAATATGAACTGTGTCTACCAAAATTTTAATACCCTACCATTTCCAACTATAATAAACATGCATGTGGTAATATGTAGGAAAATCCAAAAGGTGCGAATTACTGCTACTTTATTATCGTATGGTTTTGTTTTATCATCACTGAATGAACCTATAGCATATTTCCACACTCGCCACATTAGATTGCTCCAGTTCTAAACTTTTCAAACGCTATCATATTGGTTATTAAAAACCCTCGGTTGTTAATGGACTTGATGATATTCTCTAAGAGATCAACCTTCTCTGCGGCATCACCAATCTTCAACTTCATTTTGATAATGAAAGAGTCTGCTTCGAGAACTTCTTTCTGATAACCCTTTGGTATTCGTTTGAGACTGGGCTTCCAGCCATACTCTTTTAAGTCTTCTTCTGCCATCGACCCATCGTGCCATTCTGTTCTTAAAACTTTGAGTCGTTTTAAATCTGCTTCTAGCTTACGTTGTAAACTATGCTCATAAGTATAATAACGATAATACTTGGCGTGTAGCTTTGGTATTTTTCTGGCTTCTTCAGTTAAGTTAGCTGGGTCCATATCAGTGTCTTTTTCCCACTCTATATGAATATCGTCGATGTTCATAGTCTAGCAGCCTTCCGATAAAAAATGACTATTATCAACTCTGTCTCTAAGTTCTGATGATGAAAACCTATGCTTGCGTTTATTGTAGTATAGTTCAATACCATTGGTTTCACAGAACGTTTTACCAGTGAATGATTTGTCTCTATACTCTTCTCCCAAGATACGAACATTGATAGGATATGACTGAAGAATGTCTTCTAGGTCATGTTCCCACTCGTATGGAATTATCTCATCAACGTATCGCACTGCGGATAGTTGTGTATATCTTTCTACAATGCTCTGTAGTGGTTTGTTCTTGCCTGCTCTGTCATTCGATGGATCAATTTGTAGACCACAGATAAGATAGTCGCAAACGCTCGCAGCTTCTCTCAGCATCATAATGTGACCAGAATGTAGCAGGTCAAATGTACTACAGGTAAAACCAATTTTCATATTGTAAAATCTCCAATGTGTGTTGCCAACCATTTACTTGATGTATGTATCCCATCTGATTGTCTTCAATCGCTTTTGCTAGTGGGTAATCATTACCACCCTTATATGTAGTATCGCCAAAGAATACGAGTTTGTCTGTAGAAGCGTCAAAATCTTTTAGTATCTGAGATTTATCATTGCCCTTCTCAACAATATCTATACCAATCTGACCAGCAACTTCAAATTGATATTCTGGGAACTGCTCAGATAATTCTTCAGCAATCTTATCACGCTCTTTCGACACAAGGTCGAATCTAGCATAATCTAATCTCTCGCTCATCGTAGCGTTCCTACCAACTGTAGAGAAATTGATAAGCCCCATACGATGCTCAATATGATTGCCTGTTTTGATTGGGTGTTTACTCTGAGAACATTTCTCTCTAAGAGCCTTTAGAAGTTCGATTGATGCTGAAATCATGTTCTGATGAACAATCCTATCACGTTCCCATACTTCATTACCAGAGCAGTTGTATACTCTCTTGGCAGCGAAATATAGAGGAATACCAATCTGTTCGATTGTCTTAATTCTATCTGAGCCGGTGACTAGATAGACGTTATTTTCGTTACAGAAGTTAAAGAACCATTTTTCAAACTCAGG